GTTGCCGTGGCCGAGATGACATAGCACGGCTCGCGGCCCTCGGGGACGCGCTGCGACCATCCCTCGAGGTTGCCTGACAGCACTCCCGTCTCGAACGTGTAGGTGAGCGTTGCCGACGGTGGGGTGAGAGACGCGAGGGACGCGTCCATGATCTCTGACGCTATCGTTGCCGGGACCGTGAGTATCTCTCCCGACACGGTTCCCTCGTCCGCCTCGAGCACCTCGCCAACGACTCGCATGCCTGCGGCGGAGCGCTTGTAGAGCATGACCACGGCGGTTGACGAGCCGTTTGAGCCGTCGGCACCCTTGATGAGCGACCACGAGTAGTCCTGGTACCGTTGCGAGTCGGTGCGCGTGTGATCGGCGTACATGCCGATGTACGACTTTCCCGCGCTTTCGGTCGTTGAGAAGCCCTGCGAGCCGTCGGCGGACGTGGCATAGGCGATGTGCGTGTATGCGTCAGCGCCGGGTGCGCCGTTGTCACCGTCGCTTCCGTCCTTGATGGTGAGCGTCTTCTGCTGCGTGCCATCTGAGATGATGACCGTGGTCGTGTCCCCGGTCTTGGTGGAGCTTACGATGCTGACGCTCTTGCCGTCTTGTCCGTCTGTGCCGATGTAGCTCTTGGAGTAGGTCGTTGTGGTCGAGCTGTCCGTGTACGTGTCGACGGTGCGCACCCAGAGCCACTGGCCTTTCGGGACGTCCGGTATAGTCGACTGCCAGCCAGTTGAGGGGACGCTGGAGCCGGAGGATGACGCCGCGTACGAGACGGTCGTTTCGGTGATGCCGCGCCCGTCCGCGCCTTTGATAAGCGACCAGCTGTAGTCTCTGTAGTCCTGTGAGTCTGCCTCGGTGTGGTCGGTGTATACGCCGATGTGCGTCTTGCCGGCGCTGACCGACGTGCTGAATCCCTGGCTGCCGTCTGCGCTCGTCGCCCACGCCACGTGGACGTAGCCGTTCGCGCCTGGGGTGCCGCTGTCGCCGTCCGAGCCGTCGGCGATGGTGAGGGTCTTCGTCGTTCCGTCGGAGTCGATGAGCGTGACGGTCGTTACGCCGTCGTGCTTCTCGGTTGACTGGATGGCCACGCTGTTTCCGTCTTGGCCGTCCGTGCCCTGGTACGAGCACGTGTCTGCGGTCGTACCGTCGGTGTAGAGTGTGCGCACCCACAGCCATTGGCCGGGTGAGGTGGCCGGTATCGTGTCCTGCCAACCAGACTCGGGTGCGGTCGTGCCGCTTGCGCCTGACGCGTACTGCACAGAGCTCACGGTGATGCTCACGCCGTCCTCGGCCAATTTCGCCGCCTCGCTCCATTCGGACGGGGCTATCGTGTCGGTGGCGTCGTTTGAGATGGCCACCGCCGAGATCACCCATACCACTCCGTCGCCGTCTGGGATGGTGCGCGACCATCCTGAGGGGACAGGTGACAGCTCGCCAGTCTCGAAGGTGTAGGTGAGTGGCTGCGACGGCGGGGTCACCACCGTGTTGGAGAGGTCGAACACCTCGCCGTCCACATCGCCGAGCAGCTCGACGGTATCGCTGCCGATCGTGCACTCTGCGACAAGCAGCTCGTTTGCGATGCTTGCGCTGGAGGTAGCGGAGCGCGTGTATAGGTATATGGTGGCCTGATTGAGGCCAGCCGCGCCCGTGCTGCCGTCCTCCACGAGCTTCGTAACGTCGGCCCACTCTGATGCGGCGATGGTGTCCGTGGCCCCTGCGCTCGATGCCGTTGCCGCCGTCACCCAGCAGGGGTTGCCGTCCGCGTCGGGAATCTCGGTCGACCACGGGGAGTAGCTGCCCGTGAGCGTCTTGGTGGCGAACGTGTAGGTTGTCTGCGCCGACGGCTTCGCGGGCTTGGTGACCTTGCGCTGGTAGAGCATGACGGTCGCCTGGTTCAGGCCGTCCGCACCGTCGGCACCCTTGATGAGCGACCACGAGTAGTCGCTCGGGCGCGTACTGTCGGCGGCAGTCTGGTCGTGGTACACGCCGATGTAGGTCTTGTTGGCACTCTCGGTCGTGGAGAAGCCCTGCGTGCCGTCAGCTGAGGTCGCCCAGGCAACGTGGATGTAGGAGTCCCTGCCGTCCGCTCCCGTGGGGCCACGCTGTCCCTCCGCGCCGTCATCGCCGTCGTTGATCGTGAGCGTGGACACGTGCCCGCCGCCGTCCACGATCTTGACGGTCGTGGTGCCGCCAACCTTCGTCGAGGATTGGATCACGGCGGACCTGCCGTCCTCACCGTCGGTGCCGACGTAGCTCTTGGTCGTGGCCGACGTGTTGTCGCTGTAGGTCGTTTTCACCCACAGCCACTTTCCCTTGGGCACGTTGGCAGGCACGACGGTCGAGTAGCTGGAGGGGGCAACGGACGCGCTGTCGCTGGTGCCGTACTCGACTTTTGAGACGGTGACGCTCCTGCCGTCAGCGCCCTTGATGAGGCTCCAGGAGTAAGCAGACGGTGACTGGGAGTCCGCCTCGGTGCTGTCCGTGTAGATGCCTATGTAGCGCTTGTCTTCGCTCACGGAAGTTGAGAAGTCATCGTTTCCGTCGGCGCTGTTGGCCCATGCGATGTGCACGTATCCGTTGACGCCGGGCGTTCCGTTGGTTCCGTCCGTGCCGTCCTTGATGGTCAGGGTGTCGATGTGACCGTCCGAAGACTCGATTTCGATGGTGGTGGTATCGCCCTGTTTCTGGACACTCCTGATGGCCACGCTCGTGCCGTCCTCGCCGTCTGTGCCCTGGTAGGTCTTCGTGACCATCTCGGAGCCGTCAGAGTTGGTCTGACGCGCCCAGAGCCAGTATCCCTGCGCGACCGTGGGCACGCGCTCGGCCCAGCCCGTCTCGGGGATGTCCGTGCCATTGACTCCCACGGCGTACTCGACCTTGGCGATAGCGACGCTCTTGCCGTCCTCGGCGAGCTTGACAGGGACGGCCCACTCGTTCGCCGCTATGGTGTCCGTGGCCTCCGACGATATCGCCGTGGCCGTCGTGACCCACACCACGCCGTCCCCTGGCGGGACGGTGCGTGACCACCCAGAGAGGTTGCCAGACAGTATGCCCGTCTCGAACGTGTAGGTGAGTGCCGATGTCGGCGGCTCGACGGCGTCTGAGGACAGCTCGAACGTGTCGCCGTTGGCGTCGCCAAGAAGCTCGGCCACGTCATCGCTTACCGTGCAGTCGGTGACGAGCAGCTCGTCGACAATGCTGGCGCTCGATGTCGCTGAGCGCTTGAAGAGGTAGATGGTGGCCTGAGACAGGCCGTCGATGCCTCCTGCCGCGAGCTGCACGGGGTCCGACCACTCGTTGGCGTTGATGACGTCGGTGGAGCCGTTGCCGATGGCCGTTGCCACGGTCACCCAGCACACGTCATCGCCCGCGGGCACGCCACGGCTCCACCCGCCCAGCGACCCGTCCAGCGTGCCGCTCTCGAAGGTGTACGTGAGCTGGGCCGCGACGCCCGCGGGCTTCGTGGCCAACTTCTTGTAGAGGTAGATGGTGGCCGCGTTCGTGCCGGTCGAGCCGTCGCGGCCGGAGATGCACGTGGCCGGGGTCTTCTCGACCGTGCCGCCTGAGTAGGTCGTTACGGTGCGCTGCCAGATGTAGTACCCGCTTCGCCACTGCGGCGCTGTGGTTGTCCACGTGTCGGAGTCTGTCGGTGCGGTCGTGGTCGACTGGTTCTGCGCGAACTCGACGTCAACGCTTGCCACGGTGGCGTCGACGGCGTCGATCAGGTCGCCGATGGAGCGCGTGCCGCCAGAAGAGCCTCCGCCTATGCGTACGCGCTGCGCGTCGAGGTCCGCAAGGAATATCGGGTCCTCGGGGTCGCCAACGACGAGCTTGCCGCTGTTGATGTACTCCGCGTTGATGCCGATGGCGTAGATGCGGTTGAGAATCGCGTCGCCGTCGACGTTCAGGCCGTAGGGGTAGGTGCGCCCGCCGTCGGTCGAGAGCCCGAGGGCGTCGGCCGTCAGCTTCATGACCACCTGGGACTCCGCGAGTGTCGGCTTGTCGTGGGCGTAGTAGATCGTCGAGCCGTCCTCCTGGACCTCACGCGTGACGTACAGGCCAGACGCATCAGAGAGGGTCTTCGATAGGTCATCGAGCGCTTTCTGGCGTTCCGTCTTCTCGCGCTTGACGCTGTTGCGCAGGTCCACTATCGCGCGGGTCATGGCGCTGTAGCCCTCCGCGCGGTTGCGCCCGGGCGTCTCGGCGTCGCACGAGATGGACTCGTAGCGGCCAATGCCGAAGGTCAGCGACGTGACGTAGGAGCGGTACTGCCGCTGCCTGCCGTCCGTGACTATGACGGCGTCTCCAGCCTCCAGCGTGGGGTCGGCCACCATGGAGAGCCGAAGGGGTCGGAACCGCATGCCAACGGCCCTTAGACCTATCTGCGTGGCGATTGCCTGGGCGTTACCGTAGCCAACCAGCTTGTTGTCCGCGATCTCGAGAACGTAGCCCTCGGAGCCGTACAGGTACGTCTCGCCGTCCAGATCGTCATCGTCCTCGACCTTGAGGTCCTGCGCGGTGACGCGGACGCCCGTTATCACCACGTCATCGGTCATGACCGTGGAGGACGTTATGGCGTGGATGTGCGCGTACCTCTTGAACCCGAACTCCCCGCCGTCGTAGGCCGTCCCTGTGCCCCACGACGAGAAGCTGCCGCCGTCCGCCGTGGCCGAAACGCCGTCGAGCCAGTCCTCGCCCTCGTAGCAGTCCGTCGGGTACCACTCGAGGCGCAGGCGGCCCCACACGTCGAAGCGGGCCCAGTTGCCCGTGAGCTGAGCGACGTACGACAGCACCTCGGCGCACGTCATGTCGGCCATGTCGACGGTCGCGGGGATGACCGTGTTGCGGTTGGCGAACGTGGAGGTCGAGAGTGTGACCCCGACGTGCGTGCAGATGGCGTTGACGATTGCGCCGCACGTGGCGGGCAGCGTCACGCTGGCATCGGAGTACGGCACCTCGAGCAGGACCATGTTGTCCAGGGACTCGAGGTTGATGGTGTTGCCGTAGCTCTCGGGCTGGTCTACGTGGTAGACGCCCTTTCTTACCCACTCGACGGTGCCGCCCTCCAGCTCGACGCCGACGGACGGCTCGAGGAGCGCGTCGGTGAAGTCGTAGGAGTCGAACCTCTCGTCCCAGTTGTTGAGCGTGATCGTGCAGCGGTTGGTGATGGCCGCGCCCACCTCGAACGACGATGCGCCGGACACGGCGTCGCGCACCGCGAGCGTGCTCATCATGATATCGTCGCCCGCGAGCTGGCGTATCGTGCCGTCTGCGAGCGTGAGCGTGGCCTTGGCGAGCAGCTTCGTGTTCTTGGCCACTCGTCTCCTGAATGCGAACGATGTATTGAGCATCGCTAAACCTCGACTATGTTGAATGTCAGCGTCTTATACGTGCAGCCGCCGATGATTACCTGACTCAGTGCGGCGGAGCGGTCGCCGACGTAGAACTGACGCACCTCGTAGGCGTCCGTGAGCGCGTCGTGGTATTGGACGTAGACGTATTCGGGGTTGAACGCCTGCATGACCTGCGCGGTCTCGGCACCGCTCAGCCCCTTCCAGGAGAGCGACAGCTTGCGCTTCTGGCCCACCCGGTTCTTGTGCATGGTGCTGTTGGCGTCCTGTGTGCGCCCGGCGTCTGACGCCGAGATGTCCATGAGGCCGTACGTAACGTCAGACGGGGTGGGCACGTCCGCCAAGCTACCCGCAGACGTGCCCACGCGGATGAATCCCATGTGTGGCCCTCCTATGTGAAGTCGAGCTCCAGGCTCGCCATGCCGCGACGGCTGAGCCTGCCCTGTCCCCTGAACACGGCGCGCGCGAGCTCTTCGGAGTCGACGATGAGCGGCACGATGAGGTCTCCGCCGTCGGAGCTGGCGCTTGACTGCGCCTGCATCTGCATCATCATCTCCGCCATCATGCCGCCCGCCTCCTCGCGCACGACCTGACGCATGAGCTCCTCTGGGGTCTCGATGTTGTTCCCGTGCGTCTGGTCGCCCAGGAGCGCCATGAACTTCCGGTTCGGCGGTATCACCGCGCCCTGCGCGAGCGGCGGGATGTTCGGTATGCGTATGGCCGGCGCATTGTAGGTCCCGCCAGACGCGCCGACGATCTCGCCCAGGTTGTAGCTTAGGTCATCGAGCCAGCCGCCTATGGCCTTGCCCATACTGTTGAGCACGCCGATAAGTCCGTTGAAGATGGACTTGAAGAGCTTCCCCCACCACTCGGCGGTGAATATGGGTGCGACGTTGTTGTTCCACCACTGCTTGACCTTGCCCCAGATCTCCTTGACCTTCTCCATGATGAAGTCCCAGTTAATGACCGCGAGGGTCACGCCCTCTATGGTCGCGGCCACGATGCATCCGATGCCGAGGGGGAAGTTTCCCACAAGGCAGAGGACTACGCC